ACCCAGAGGGTACCCCTTGGTTCTTCCAAGGGTCACAATCTCTCAGTAGATATGACGATAGTAAAATAGAAGACTATGGTTTTTCTATAGGTCTACTACCTCCATGGAAACCAAATGAATTTGAGAATAGTCGTCTAGCAGATTTGATACGTCCTCTAATATATCAGGTAACTGATGTAGCAAAGAGTACACGTATCCTTAGATGTAGATTGGACATGACAATACTACATCAACCCCCATACATACATCCTCCTCACATAGACATAGAAGAACCACACATTGCTTGTATAATCTATGTGAATGATACAGATGGTGACACAGTGATCTACGATCACAAACAGGAGTGGGCAACATCTTACCCTGAGAACCTACCTATCAAGAGGACTATTGCTCCGAAGGCAGGACGTATGGTATTATTTGATGGGAGTTATGTTCACACAGGACACTCCCCATCCGAGCATCAAACTCGGATCTTAATTAACACAGTTTTAGCATGAGTGACTTCCTATGGGTCGAGAAGTATCGACCCCAGAAGATTGAGGATTGTATCCTACCCAAACGTATCAAAGATACATTCCAAGAAATAGTTAATCAGGGCAACGTCCCTAATCTATTGTTGTCAGGCACAGCAGGGATAGGTAAGACTACTGTTGCCAAAGCTTTATGTAAACAATTAGGAGTAGACTATTATGTTATTAACGGATCTGACGAAGGCAGGTTCCTTGATACCGTCAGGAGTCAAGCGAAAAACTTTGCATCAACTGTTTCCCTCTTGGGTGGATCCTCACGCAAGGTCATTATTATTGATGAGGCAGACAATACCACTCACGACGTACAACTTCTCCTCCGTGGATTCATTGAGGAATTTCATAAGACTTGTTCGTTCATATTCACTTGTAACTTCAAGAACAAGATCGTAGAACCTATACACTCAAGGTGTAGTTGTATAGAGTTTGGTATACAGAAGAATGAGAAACCACAGATCATGGCATCATTCTTTAGTAGGTTGAATAATATATTAGAAGAAGAGAAGATAACATATGATAAGAAGGTAGTAGCAGAACTCATACAAAGATACTTCCCTGATTGGAGAAGAGTGTTGAATGAGTGTCAGAGGTATGGTACCTCTGGTTCTATTGACACAGGTATATTATCTGCTATGATTGATACTAACATTGACAAGTTAGTTGACTTTCTAACAAGGAAAGATTATAGTAATGTCAGACAGTGGGTTGTTGATAATTTAGACAACGATCCTAATATTATACTACGTAGTTTATACGATTCATTGTATGCTAAGTTAGAACCAAGTAGTATACCCGCTGCTGTATTAGTCATCGCAAAGTATCAGTATCAGATAGCATTTGTTGCTGATCAGGAGATCAATCTACTAGCAGCACTTACGGAGATCATGGTAGAATGTCAATTCAAGTAATAGATAATCCATTAACACAAACCTATCGTAGGTTCAAGAGTGATGTTAATAGCAGTGCCTTCCCTTGGAATTATTTTCATGGAGACAAGGCAAGTCCCGCATACTATAGTCACACTATATTAGCAAGACCTGGCTATGAAGAAGCACTCATGCCTACTCAACAATCAGATTGGTTGGACATTGCTAACAGGGTTCTCTTAGAAATCTTTATGGCAAACAATATCAAGGTCAAGAGTGTACTCAGGATCAATGTAAATTGTACACATGAAACTGATGGTAAGACTACACCTGTACATATGGATCATGATTTTGATACACATAACATAGTAGTATATCTAAATCAGTTTGAGTGTGGTGCTACAAATGTAGAAGGGGAGTCGCATAAACCACAAGAAGATGATATAATTATATTTGAAGGGTTACATAGTATCGAACAACCATGTAACGGAACAAGACGTGTCGTTTTAGTCGCAACTTACTTATGAAATCTTTGAAGACACCACTGCGTTATCCTGGCGGTAAATCCAGAGCAGTATCAAAACTATTCCAGTTCCTACCAGAACATATCACAGAGTTTCGTGAACCTTTTCTGGGTGGTGGTAGCTTTGCTATTGCTATGACAAAACAGTATCCAGACTTACCTATCTGGGTCAACGATATGTATGAACCACTCTATAATTTTTGGGCACAACTACAACAGGATGGAGAAGAGTTAACATCAGATCTAAAAGATCTAAAAGAAGAGTATGATACCCCTGATAAGGCAAGAGAATTATTTGATGACTACAAAGATAGTCTCAAAGATGGTACTGATCTTGAGAGAGCAGTAAAGTTTTATGTTATCAACAAGTGTAGTTTCTCAGGTCTAACTGAGTCATCATCATTCTCACCTCAAGCATCAGATAATAACTTTACGATGCGTGGAATCGAGAAACTTCCTGCGTACAGTGAACTGATACGTGAGTGGAAGATAACATGTGTAGATTATGCTGATCTAGTAGAAGATTGTCTAGGTAGAATAGGCACACTAACATGTGATGATAATACATTCATCTATGCGGATCCTCCATACAGTATCAAAGATAATCTATATGGTGAGAAGGGTAAACTACATAAAGGATTCGATCATACACGATTTGCTGACACAATGGATGACACAATGGGCAATGTTATGATATCATATAATAACTCGAAGAAGATCGTTGATCGTTTTTGGGAATGGCATTCGTATGATTGGGATCATACTTATACTATGAGGTCTACTGGTGATTACATGAAAAATCAGCAGGGACGACGTGAACTTTTACTTACAAACTACTCATGCCAGAAGGAAGCTTAGGAGTCAGAGTCAAGAACGGAATCTGTTCTCTATATCATACACGCAGAGGAGTCCTTACTTCCTTTGCTAGAGGTGCTGTACAAGCACTCATCCAAGGTGACGAAATACATGTCACACTGACACAGGATCAGTAGCGATCTATGAAATCAATCAACACCGCACAGGTGTCAACGGACCTAGAAGAATCATTACATGAAACCTATCAACATCTCAACACCTGTTGTATATAAAGATAAGTTTAAGTTTGATACATCAGAACAGGTCAAGGCAGCAGATGAATTGTTTGACATGGTTGACAAGTATGACATTGAATCAGCACTAGAAGAAGGTGGTAAGTCCACTGCTGATCTATTCAATATACTAGAACCTAGCAATCACTTCCCACATAACTTGGAAGTAAATAATAAGTATGTGGTATGGTTAAGACAGAAGATGCAGTACCTACGTACAGCATGGAGGTATGATGGATACCCACACTTTATATCAAACTCATGGTATAATGAACACTACCAGTGGGACTACACAGATGAACATCATCATGGTGTGGGTCTTACATGTACAGCATACATCCTCAAACCAGAGAACTCTGGTGACTTGTGGATCTATGACCCCATGACAGCAGTGAGAGCAGCAGAACCTATCAGTGGCAATCATCCTTGGAGAAGGATTAGTGTTTCAGAAGGTGACGTTGTATTCTTCCCCTCTTGGCTTCGTCACAAAACAGGTTATAATGATACTAACAACAGACGTTTGACTTTGACGATGAACATCACACCTGACTACAAAGCATACTCTAAGACTCCACCTGTACTATGAATATATTTGTTACTGACCCTGATCCTATCAAGTCTGCTCAGGTATTACCTGACAAACATATTGTTAAGATGCCACTAGAAACATGTCAAATGCTATCTATCGTAGCATCTAGTAAGTGGGGTCATGGTTTCGGTGATTTACCTAAACTCAATGGTGAACCATACAAAACAGAGAAGGGTGCGTTTCGTAATCATCCCTGTACAGTATGGGCACAGACTAACTTCCGTTGGTTGATACGTCATGGTCTTGCTCTGTGTGCTGAGTACACACATAGATACAACAAAGTACATAGTTGTCAGCATACTATGCTTCATGCTAATATAATATTCCCTAACAACAATGATATCCCTACGAGCTATACCAGAGCAATGCCCGAACGGTTTAAACATGACACAAGCATTGACACTTTTACTGCTTACAAGAATTACATTGGCAGCAAACCTTGGGTTGCATCTAATTATCTTCGTGACCCATCCAGAAAACCGCATTGGTTATGAGTAGTGATCTTTCAGAAATTCTCGCGTCTATCAACAATACCAAAGAGCATTTGTATGTTGATGATCCTGACCGTGTTAAATCTTATCCTCCTTACATTGTCAACAGATGTCTCAGTGGACACATTGATGCGATCTTATTTGCAAATGAATTAA